TCCGGTGAGCACGTCCAGCAGGCGCCCGTCCGGCCCGTCATAGGGCTTGGAGCGCAGGGACTTGGCCGCCCGATAGAACCGCGTCTCGCCCTTTTGCCCGCGCTTGACCATGCTTGATGCCGGGGCCGCGCGCAGCAGGTCGTCCAGCACGTCAGGATCCGAGGCGTCGAAGTCCAGCGCGACCACATAGGTGTCGTCGCCAGCATGCGTGCCCAGCACGATTCCCGCGTTGGCGTCAGGCCAGCGGTTCCACAGGCCCAGGGTGAAGGCGTCCGGACCGACGTCGCGGAACCGTTGCCAGCGGGGCATGCCCGACCAGTGGTTGGCCTTGAACTCGCCCGGCGCCTTGCCCTTCGCCCCGTGCGGAGCGTTGGCAGGGATCAGGGGCAGGACGGTGAAGCCGAGGGGCGTCAAATCCGTCGCCGCTACAGTGAATGCTGACACTACCCCTCGCCCCCCACCGGGATCGTCCAGGCCGACACGATCCTGTCGCCGGCGGCCTTGTTCGCCTCGTTCACGACGATGCAGAGGAAGGTCGCCCACTCGTCGCCCGACAGGCGCGCGAGGTCGGTTTTCTTCAGGCCCGTCAGGTACTCGCCGGCCTTGTCGCCAGCGCGCAGCACGTCATCGCGCGTCAGGTACGGGGTCACTTCCACACCTCCTGCAGGCGCTGTTCGTGGCGCTTGACGCCGGGAATGATCGTGGTGTGGTCGCGGCCGCCGTAGTACTTGCCGATCTGCGGCAGGCTGAACCTCGGGCGGTTGCCCTCGGCGCGTTGCTGGCGGATCTCCCACCACGCCTCTTGCCTCGCCCGCACAAGCCGGGGGTTTCGGTCGGTCGTGTTGTTGTTGCTGACCATCTCGGCCATGGACACGCCGTGCCTGATCGCCACTTCGGCCGTAATCAGCGCCATGCTCTTGCGCTCGGGCTTGCCCAGGGTGGCCAGCACGTTCGCCATGAGGCGGCACAGCTCGACGCGCCCGCCATCCGAATGGATGCGCCCCATGCAGGTCGCCAGGATCAGGCGCACGTCGGCCACGGGCAGGGCGTTGATGGCGCCCATGACGTCGGCCAGCGGCGCGCTCGCGTTATCGTTGACAGGGACCGCGCTCATAGCCCGGCCCTTTCGCGGATGCGGGCGGCGTTGGACTTGGAGATCCAGTAACCGTTGCCGTACAGGGTCTGGATCGCGTCCTTGAACCCGGCCAGCCGCAGCTTGCGGCGGACGTGATAGACGACGACCCTGACCGCCTGCCATTCCGGGCCGTCGCCGTTCGGATGCAGGAACGCCTGGTCGTAAACGGTGCCCGTCGACTGCGGCATGCCGGGCCGCGACACCAGCAGGGCCAGCACCTCCGACTCCTGCTTGGACATGCCGAACTCGGCGCGATAGTGCGGCGCGTCGGCGTGTCCGGTCAGATCCCGCACCTGCCGGGACAGGTACGCAACTTGTTCTTCAAGCTCTTGCTCTCGCGGGCTCATGCCGCTTTCTCCTCATTCCCGAAGCGGCGACCGACGATGTCGTGCCACTTTCCGTTCTTCCTGATCTGGATGAAGTCGGGGGGCGTTAACTCTGCCCACCGTTCCAGCGCCTCGCCGACGCACGCGGGCACGGGTTCCGCCCCGCCGTGTGTTCGCCACCACCGCTCGGCGCGCAGTCGCATCGGCCCGAAGTGCTCAAGCAGCACCCATTCGGGGTGGCTCATCAGCCCGGCCGCGTAGGACACGCGCAGACTGTCGGGTGACCCGGCCTTCTGGTGCCGCCGCGCCGTCCATTTCACCACCGGCAGATCTTCCGGCGGCTGACGCTTCAGATCCCGCGACAGGATCGCCACCTCGTCCGCCTCAGCGTCGTGCCGGGCCTTGTCCATCGTCCATTCGTGCCCGCACACGGCGCACGTCCGGGCGTTGAGCGCGGCCAGGGTCTTGCAGTTCGGGCACTCCTTCGCCCGCACATCGCTGACCTTGGCCGCCTCGGGAGCGCCGTCGCCCCGCTTGGGCCGGCGGTCGATCGTGATGGTGTCGACGGGGCCGAGGCGGCGCGCAGTCCCGGTGAAGTCGAGCACCAGACAGTTGTCCTTGCCCTGCGCCAGACGCGTGCCCCGCCCCATCATCTGGACGTACAGGCCCGGCGAGAGGGTCGGGCGCAGCAGGGCGATAAGGTCGGTGCCCGGAGCATCAAACCCGGTCGTCAGGACGTTGGCGTTCGTGAGCGCGCGAAGGCGGCCGGACCTGAACTCCTCGATGTGGCGAGCCCGCTCGGCCGCAGGCGTGTCGCCCGTGATCGTCTGCGCGTTGACCCCCTGCCGCCTGAACTCCTCGGCGACGTGGTGAGCATGCTTGACCCCGGCGCAGAACGTCAGCCACGAACGGCGGTCGGCGCCCAGCGCGATGATCTCGGCCACTGCGGCTCTGGTGATGGCGTCCTGATCTGCGGCCGCCTCCAGCGCACCGCTGACAAACTCGCCGCCGCGCTTGGCCACACCCGAGACGTCGATCTCGGTTACGCCCATCTTGGAGATGAGCGGCGACAGGTATCCGTCGTCGATCCCCTTGGATATCCCGTAGGAATAGACGATCTCGTCAAACAGCCGGTCGTCGCCTGCATCCAGCCGCCCCGAGTCCATGCGGAAGGGCGTGGCGGTGAAGCCGCAGACGCGAAGGTCGGGCCGTCGCTCGCGCAGCTTGTTCAGCAAGGCGCGGTACATCCCCTCGCCGGCTGACGGCACCAGATGCGCCTCGTCGATGATGGCCACATCGAAGTCGCCGATCTCGCGGGCGCGCCGGTACACGGATTGCACGCTGGCGAACAGGATCCGCGAGGAGGTGTCGCGGCGCCCAAGCCCGGCTGAGTAGATGCCGACCGGGGCTGACGGCCACAGGCGAAGCAGGGCCTGAGCGTTCTGCTGAACCAGCTCACGGACATGGACCAGCATCAGCGCGCGCATGCCGGGGTAGTTGGTCAGCATGCGCCGCGTCAGCTCGGCGATCGTCACGGACTTGCCCAGTCCGGTGGCCATGTCGACCAGCGGGTTGCCGCCGCCGTTGCCCCAGTAGTCCAGCACCGAGTCTATGGCCTGCGATTGGTAGGGGCGAAGCTGGATGGAGGTCACGACAGGGCCTCCATCACCGCACCTACGAAGGCCGAGGCCTGCGGCGCGACGATAGCGTTACCGTAGCCCCGCAGGCGTCCCACTCGGGCGGGTACCCCATGAGCCAGCGGGAATGTGCGGGGTTCAACTGGCCGCCACTTTCCATCCCGGCATCCGAGCCAGTCAGCATCTCGCCAGTGACCGTTAGTCGGGCCGGGCCGTACTCCACCTCCAGCGGGTTCTTCGAGGCGGATTGAAACTCGGGTGATCTCGCCGACCGGCCCGTGGCCATCGCCGTCATCCATCCGAGGCGCTGCAGCAGGGGACGCGGGTCGGTCAGGTGTGTGCCGCTCGGCGTCCAATCGCAGGCTTCCGCCACCAGCTTCAGCGTCACCTGCACCTTGCGCCCGTCCGGCGTTCTGCCCTCCGGCGTCGTGCCAGGCGGATGCGACTGCCCGCCCGAGGGCGTCGTCGGGGATGGCCAGCCGGCTACTTGAGAAGCCGTGTGCAACGCCATCCCGCCTTGGCGGTTCGCGGAGTTGCCCGCGCCGTTCGTGTCCGTCACCTTCGGCGTCGGCCAGCCCGCCATCGCCACGTCCGCACTCAGAGCGCCGCCCGCTTGGTTCGGCCCACCGTTGGACCCGTCCGTCGCTCGGGGCGTGTTCCAGCCGACCACCCAAACCGCACGCCCCAGCAGCGCGTTGGCCGGCACGTTCGGATTCTCCGATCCGTCCTTCCAGTCCCGCGTGGTCGGGGTCGGCCAAGGTGTGGCCACGGACACCGGCCCAGTAGAGACGTTGCCGAATGTGCGGGGCGCCGAAGCCCGCAGCGCAGGTATCGACCGCCCCTGCGGCGTAGCCCGCCGCTTCCAGGTCAGCGCATACATGGTCGAGCCATGCGAGGCCGAGCGGTGCCGCAACCTGCTCTCCAAGAACGACGTCAGGGCCACACTCGCGGATGAGGCGGGCGAAGACGGGCCAGAGGTGTCGGCTGTCGTCGAAGCCCGCGCCCTTCCCCGCCGCACTGAACGGCTGGCAGGGGCAGCTTCCGGTCCAGACGGGTCGGTCATCGGCCCATCCGGCAAGTCGAAGGGCAAGCGACCATCCTCCGATGCCGGCGAAGAAATGGCATTGCGCGTAGCCGCGCAGGTCGTCGGGTTGGACATCCTCAATGCTCCGGGTGTCGACGTCGCCGGGCGCGATGTGGCCCGCGGCGATCAGGTTTCTCAGCCACTGCGCGGCGAACGGGTCGATCTCGTTATAGTAGGCGGCCATCACCCCCGCCCTCCATCAACCCACGTCTCGCCCGTGCGCAGTTCGTAGCGGACCCACTCGCCGCCCTCGTCCGCATCCACCTGCTCGCCGGGGATCAGGTCGGGGTTGAACAGGTGTCGCTCGCAGCCCGCACGCTGCTCGTCCTCGGTCAGGTCGCGGCCCCAGCGGGCGCACGACCAGCGGGCGTCGCCATCCAGGTGCGCGGACACATGCAGGCAGGTGCGGCAAGAGCGACTTGGCATGGCGCCTTCGGTCTTCGCGCAGCCGTAGCCCGCCTTGATGAGGTACGGGGCGCACCCGCACGCCGGGCGCCGGTCGGCGCTCACGATCCGCTCGGCGCGGGTCATGAGCCGGGCGTACTCAAGCGGATCGAACTCGACGCGCTCGACGTACACGGCGTCGTCGTTCTTGTTCACGGCGACATACAGCGCCCGCGCGTGCCCGCGCTGGCCCATGTACACCTGCATCTGCGCGTGATGCAGGGGCTTGGCCTCGCGCACCTTCTTGCGCAGCAGATCCTTGAAGCTCTTGTCGTTGTGCGACTTGAACTCGACGACGTGCATGGTCTTCGGCGCCTCGGGCAGATCCAGAGCCTCACCGTCCGTGCGGCCTGACGCATGTCCGCCGGCGAACACGACGCGAAACTGCTCGCCGGTCGCGGGATCCACCGGGCGGAAGTCGACGCCGGCATCCAGCAGGCGCTGGCCCAGCCTCTGCTCCCACACCTCGCCCGTCTCAAAGATCGACGGCTTCTGGCCATCGAACTCC